TGTCGTCAAACTGGGCGTAATTCACGGCAAAATCATTTCCAATGGGACTGGAAAGAAGTCGCGAAAGTCCAACCTAATTACGAAAAATTTATTCGAAAAGAGATGCTTCGTATCGGTGAAGATTCCGATGAATTTCAGATGTCGTACAACTGCCTTGTTCCAACTACTAAAGTCCTTACTTCAGACCTTCAGTATGTGGAGATTGGGTCTGTAAAAGTTGGAGATACTCTCGTAGGATTCGACGAAGAACCAACTACTAAAGGTGCTCATAGAAAAATACGGAAAACAACTGTAACTAAAGCGGAGCGCATACTTCGTCCTACTTACAATATAGCCCTGTCAGACGGCACAGTTGTGGGCTCATCAGATGGACATTTATGGCTAGTATCAACAGCTGGTCGTAGAACAGTGTGGAAACGCACAGACGAGCTACTTACTACAGACCGTATTTTTAAAATATTAGATACTTGGGAGAGTGCAGAAGATTATAGAACAGGGTATCTAGCGGCTGCATTTGATGGGGAGGGGCACTTCTCTCGTCAAGCAATGCTCGGATTCTCTCAGAGAGATAATGTCATGCTTTCAAAGGTAAGGAAGTATCTGACTGAGTTGGGATTTAAGTATTGGGAACGGCATGACACAGGTACTAATGGCGATGTAACTGTTCTCCATATAGCAGGCGGACGTGCGAGCATGTCTAGATTCTTGGGACAAATACGTCCAGAACGATTACTTAAGAAAGTGAACTTGGATGAGTTCGGGTCTATAGGCCGTCATGATTTCGTCGGACAAGACTTTGAACACCCTCTAGTTGTTTCAGTGGAGTATGTTGGTGAGCAAGAGGTTGTAGCTCTTGAAACAACGACGAAAACCTTTATCGCAGAAGGATTAGCTTCTCATAACTGCAAATGGTTGTTAGAAAGAGGTATGTTCGTCACTTCTACAGTCATGGATGAGTTAGGAGACACTTCGCAAGAGGTCGTAAGAGCATGGCATAAAACTCCCGTAGTAGTGGGAATTGACCCAGCTCGTAAGACTGACTCAACAGTAGTCACTGTTGTTTGGGTTGACTGGGATAGGCCAGACGAGTTCGGCTACTTCGACCATCGAGTGTTGAACTGGTTGGAACTTCAAGGAGAAGATTGGGAAGAACAATACTTTCAGATTGTAAACTTCTTAGAGAATTATGACGTGCTTGCTATAGGGGTAGATGCTAACGGTGTAGGAGACGCAGTAGCCCAACGTCTAAAGCTTCTAATGCCTCGCGCTGAAGTAACTGCTCTTACCTCCAGTCCATCAGAACAATCGAAGAGGTGGAAACACTTACAGGCATTGATTCAGAGAAAAATGATTAGTTGGCCTGCACATGCAAAGGTTCGCAGAGGAAGAACTTTTAGGCGTTTTTATCAGCAGATGACGGATGCCGAAGTTACGTTTAAAGGCCCTAACTACATGGTTGCAGCCCCCGATGAAGCCCATGCCCACGATGACTTTGTGGATTCACTCTCTATTGCTTGCAGCCTTACCCAGAACCTTGTTATGCCGGAAGTAGTTGCTTCTAGTAATCCCTTCTTTTAACAACAAAAAGGCTCCAAAAGGGTGGAAACTATTCCCAAGGAATAGGCCTTCCTATCAACACATCCTTAAGGAGTAAGAATGACAATTTCACCAGCACCCCGTTTTCCAGAGCGTGCTCCACAAGTCTACGAAATGAAGGGTGCAGGCAACGCAACACGCCGTGGACCACTCCGTTTCGAAGAGGGTATTGCTACTGATACCGATGTTCCAACTGATTTTCAGAAGGGTATGCAACAGGGCTTGATTCCTGCTGCTGGTCGCCCAAACCGCAATGCTAACGTATTCGAAAAGCCTGCTGCTGAGACACTCTCAGAGCGTGCCCACGTCGGTTCAGCATCTTGGATTGAAGGACCAGAGTTCCTCGGTGAGTTCGCTCATGGAACCATGAACGATTACTCAGCAGCGAAAATCGAAGAAGTAGCTCGTTCAGGCGGACGTACACAACGTCAATCTGCAACTGTAGTTAACGACTAGTTTATAGAGACATACCTTTGCCCCCGCATTAGTGTGGGGGCAATAGGGTATTGAGAGGAGTACGAAATGGCAGTAAAGCCAGCTAATCAGAAAATGTGGGACATGATTGTCGCCCAGGCAAAAGCAAAGTACTCGACCTACCCAAATCCAGGTGCATCACACTGGGTTCGTAAGACATACACCGAGCATGGTGGAAGATTTATAGAGACAAGCGAAGAAGACCGTCGTAAAGGTCTTGAGAAGAAAAAAGCTGAGAACAAGAAAAAGCAAGAAGCAGCTACTGACAAAAAGAAGTCTTCTAAAAAAGATAAGAAAGAAAAAAAGTAACTTATATGAGTCGTTCGAAGAACGAAAATGCTGACGCAGTGCGGGCATCACGCACTCAACAGACACATACCAAGTCTGTCACGGACGGATTGGAGGTGATTTAGCGCATGTCATTCCTAGACTTTTCTCCTCCGTCTTATCGCGCAGCCTCGTCAGACCTAACAATCTCCATTTCCCCATTGGGACTTGTAGAATTGGCTGACGAGGAATAGCCCCGAATTCGAGGTACATGGACCGCGCTTAAACAGGTACTCGCTCAATTGGGCGATGTACCTGGGTTGAATAGGTCATCACTGGGGTTACCGTCGTGAGACGGGCGAAATGCAAATTGCGGTAAATTACTACCGTGCATTCAATGACTTTTTAGCACGCTTTACCTTTGGTAAAGGCGTGCACTTCCGTTCCCCTAAAGCAACTGAAGCTATTGTCCCTGACCGCTTAGAGCGTGTATGGGAAGTAGATAATGACAAGATGCGTGTGCTACTTGAGATGGCACAACAAGGTGGAATTACTGGCGACGTGTTCGTAAAGGTCGCGTATGAAGAGCCTTGGGACGATTCCGCAGGTGGCTTCCACCCAGGTCGTGTTCGTATTCTTCCTATGAACTCCTCCTTTTGTTTCCCTGAGTTTCACCCACATGACCGTACACGGTTACTGAGATTTAAACAGAAATATCGTTTCTGGGGCACATCTTTAGAGGGTACACGACAGGTATTTACTTACACTGAAATCCTTACTGACGATGTTATCGAAGAGTACATCAACGATGAGCTCATTGATTCACGGCCTAATCCACTAGGTGTAATCCCTGTAGTTCACATTCCTAACGTACCTGTATCAGGTTCCCCATGGGGACTTGCAGATGCTCATGACATCATCACCATTAACCGTGCTTACAACGAAATCTCAACAGATGTAGCAGACATTATTAACTACCACGCTTCCCCTGTGACAGTTATTATCGGTGCTAAAGCATCTAACCTTGAAAAAGGCGCAAAGAAAGTTTGGGGCGGTCTTCCAAAAGACTCTCAGGTTTTCAACCTTGAAGGAGGAGCGTCAGGAATTGATGGAGCTCTAAAGTACTTAGAACTCTTAAAGCGCTCAATGCACGAAATCATGAACATCCCAGAGACTGCTCTAGGACAAGTTCAGCCAATTTCAAACACGTCAGGTGTTGCGCTTTCTATTCAGTATCAACCTTTGATGAATCGTTACAGCCAAAAGGTTGCTCAATACGGAAAAGGTATTGAGAAGATTAACGAACTGATTCTTCGTAACCTTGCTTTCAAAGAACCACAAACTTTCCTTTATAACCCAGAGAGTGATGGCCCAATCAAACCAGGCCAACTAACTCAGCTTGACCCTAATGACCCAATTACCTACATGAACTATGTTCAATTCCCTCCTCCATTGCCTTTGGATAAGCTGATTCTTCTTAACGAAATCCAGACTAAATTGGGAATGGGACTTGAGTCTAAGGAAGGCGCTCTCCGTACTCTTGGCGAGGAATTCCCAGAGGAGAAATTGGAAGAGATTCGCCAAGAGCTTATTGCTGATGCAACGGCTGATGGAGCTCTACAGTTAGTAAAGATTCAGATTCAGAAAGAAATCATGGATATGACAGGCATGATGCCTGGTCCAGATGGAAACTCTGCTATTCCTATAACTCCCCAGGAGTTAGGTGACGGTGACGTACTGGGAGATGGAATTCAGGGACCTGAAAGTCCTGACAACATTGACAGCCCTGAAAACCAAGCGGCATCAATGATGGAAGACCAATCTGAGAACTCACTTCGTGAGGCTCTACTAACCCAAGCTTACGGAACAAAGATTCCACAAAGAAGAACGGTAGAAAAAGATAACTAAGTTTCTGATAAAAAATCAGAATATAACGAGACAAAAGCCTTTAAATGATATGCAATTGTCTCACATAACCAAGTGGCACGCCGTAAGGCATTCGGACAATAACCCAAGAAAGATAAGTGATTGATATGGAAACCCAACAAGAAAACATCGGAGACACCTTAATGGGACATCTCATTGACGGTGCAATTAACACTCCAGCACAGTCAAACCCAAATGAGGGAGCTATGGGATACACCGCAGACGACCTTGCTAAAGCTCGTGAACAAGAGAAAGCAAAGTTGTATCCTCAGTTGGAAAAGATGAGAGAAGAACTCGCCTCTCTTAAGAGAGAGCGCGAAGAGGAAGCAGCAAACCGTGCAGCGGCTATCGCTGCAAAAGAAGCGGCTGAAGCTGCTGCTCTTAGAGCAAAAGAAGAAGAAGAACTTTCCGCAAAGGAACTCCTCGCTAAGAAGGAGCAAGAATGGAATGCTCGTTTAGAGCAAGAAAGTCTTGAAAGAGAACGCGCCTTTGCTCTCCTAGAGAAAGAGCGCAAGTTCCAAGAAGTGATGAACTACCGTGCATTCAGAATTGAAGAAGAGCGCGAAACAATCGCCCCTCAACTTCTAGATATGATTTCAGGTAATTCAGAAGAAGAAATTGAACAAAGCATCAGCTTGTTGAAAGAAAAGACTGCACTAATCATGCAAGATGTTCAACAGACTGTGCTTAATCAAAGGCAACAAATGGTGGGAGCACGCATTACCGCTCCTGCATCAGGACCCCTCGATAACGAATCGGACCAACATATCGCTACTCCTGACTCAGTCAGGGACATGTCATTGGCAGACTATGCGAAGAACCGAGCCAAGTTGCTTGGCAGCGCTGCATCTAATAGAGGCCAGGGTCTCTTCGGTTAATACCCCCTCAACCAACTAAGAAAGGACTTGACCTCAGATGGCAAGTGCAATTACAGGTACTGGACAACTCGCCAGTGCACCTACAGCTTACTCAGGCTCCAACTCAAGCCTGAACCAAGCAATTCAGACAATCTGGTCCAAGGAAATCTTGTTCCAGGCTATGCCAATCCTTCGCTTCGAACAGTTCGCTGTTAAGAAGACAGAACTCGGCGTTGCTCCAGGTCTCCGCGTTAACTTCTTGCGTTACAAGAACTTCGCAGTAGACCCAACACCTCTTACAGAAGGTGTTCGTATGACCACCAACGCTCTCACAGCAGAGCAAATTGCAATCACAGTTGCAGAAAACGGTTATGCCGTTGCTGTTTCTGAGTTGCTCTTGAACGCTTCCTTCGATGACGTTATGGCTTCTGCTTCACGTCTTCTTGGTCGCCACATGGCTCAGTACCTCGATACACAGGCTCGTAACACTCTCTCTGCTGCAACATCAGCAGTGTTTGGTTATGACCGCTCAGGTATCCAGGGCATCAACGACTGGTACGTAGAAGGTACAGTCGGAACTTCCATCTCAGGCTTGACAGGTAACTTCAAGCTGACCACAGGCGCTGTTAAGGATGCTGCGCTTACCCTTGCTGGTAAGAACATCCCTCGCTTGGGCGAGACCTACGTACAATTCGTACACCCTAAGCAATCTCGTGACCTTCGTTCGAACCCAGAGTTCATCGAAGTAACGAAGTACGCTGCTCCAGGTAACTTCATGCTTGGTGAAATCGGACGTTTGTACGACGTAGTCTTCATCGAAACCACTCAGGTTAAGTCTTTCGCTTCTTCAAGCGTCATCGACTACACCTCTTCTGTCGGAACTGTTGCAGACCAAACCTCTGTCCCTGTAAAGGCTAACACTGGTCCAGGTCTTGGCGGTAACCCAGAAAACGCTGGTGCAACAGCTTATCCAAACGGTGGTTCAAGCAACACAACTGCTGCAACCGTTTATGAGTCCATCATGATTGGTGACAACGCTTTTGGTCACGCAATCTCTCTCCCAGTCGAACTTCGTGATGGTGGCGTTCTTGACTTCGGTCGTGAACACGCTCTTGCTTGGTACGCAATCTGGGGTCTCGGTGTAATCACCGACCAATCTATCGTCAAGGTTTACACAAACTAAGACACCTCGTGCCTGGGGGCCATACTCTTTCTTTGGCCCCCAGTCACTTTAACAAATCTAACAAGGAGAATAAACACCGTGGCAAACACACCAACAAGTCCGCTTGACGCAACAGGTCGTGCAGCGGAACAAGCAGCTAAGAAAAACGCAAAACTTCTTCAAGAACGTAAAGATGAGATTTCAATTGCGGCACAGATTGAGCAAGAGTCTCTTAAGAACGATGTCTTTGACCCAAAGCAACCCGATGCACCTCTCGTACTAGATGAGATTGAAAACGTAGGAGTTTCAACCGCTAATGACGCAGTGATTATCCGCACAATCACTGATATCGAGGATATGACATTTGGAGTAGGAAACCACTACAGCTTTAAAGCAGGAGTCAAATACCGTGTGCCTGCACAACTTGCCAGTTACTTGGAACAACTAGGTTACATTTGGCGGCCTAATTAACCGTCACAAGTAGTCCAACTTCCAACTGGTACCCAGCCCTCCTCCCAGTTGGGAGTTGGACCTTTTTCTTTTGTGCTTACTAATTTGAAGATACAAGAGATAATGCTCTAAACATTATTACGGAGGTTTCGTGGCTACAGTAAGTTCGTTAGCAGCCCGTTTAAGAACTGAATTAGGCGATATGGGCAAGTCTTTCGTCTATTCATTCATGGCAGACGGAACCACTAATAGATTTTTAATCCCTTATTCACCTCTTCAGGGGACTACCCTAGCTATTCATCAGAACTCTACTGATGTTTCCAGTTCAGTCGAAGTAGAGGAAGAGACTGGTTACATCACTTTTGACACTACCCCAACTGCAGGGGACAGCATTGTTGTAGCTGGGTTTTACTTTAGGTATTTTACGGATACTGAAATAAACACTTTTGTTTGCGATGCTTTTGCTCAACATACTCTGAATCACACTGACCCTTATGGTCGTACAGTTACCATAGAGAATTTACCACAGGTAGAAGAGTATCCAGTAGCAGTATACGCAGCTACTTTAGCGCTTTACACTCTCGCTACCGATTCTTCTTTTGATATTGATATCACAGCTCCAGACGGAGTAATGATTCCTCGTTCTGAGCGGTATCGCCAACTAATGCTCATGGTTGATGCTAGAAAAGAACAATACCGTGAACTATGCTCACAGCTTGGTATTGGCCTTTACAAGATTGACGTATTTTCTTTGCGCCGTATCTCAAAGACAACCAACCAATACGTGCCTATCTTTGTACCACAAGAAGTGGATGACATTTCCGCACCTCAACGTGTTTTGTTGCCTATTCCAACCTATGGTGCTTCTCCTACTCCGTCTACAGTGCCAAACTACGACATAAGCATGTACCAAGGAGACTCGTTCTACATTGAGCTTGATTTTACATTTGATGTTACACAGTATGAATGGCGTTCAGACATCGTCGTACTACCTGGTTATGCAACTCCTCTTACTTCGTTCACCATTGCAACCGTATCAGGGTCAACTACAAAACTTGGTCTTTCTTTGACCAGTGACCAAACATCACTTCTGCCACAACGTTGTTACTGGGATATCCAAGCAAAGTCGGTGACTGACTCAAGTTACGAGCAAACCTACATGAAGGGTATGGTCTTCGTAACAACACAGGTGACTGAATGACAAACAGCCATCCTACTAATTGCGGCTGTTATTCTTGCGGCTCTATAACTGTACAAGTACCTAACCCTATTGTTGTACAGGTAACTACTCCTACTGGAGCTCAAGGAGTACAGTCGCCTATCCAAGTTCTTCCTGGACAAGGAGGCGCAGTAGGTGCGCAGGGAACACAAGGTCTACAAGGCACAACTGGTGTACAAGGTATTCCTGGAGCACAAGGCACACAAGGTATTCAAGGTGTACAAGGCTCTGCAGGAGTTCAAGGCGCTGTTGGTACTCAAGGCACACAAGGCACACAAGGCACACAAGGTATTCAAGGTATTCAAGGTATTCAAGGTGTACAGGGTGCTCAAGGAATACAAGGTGTACAAGGAACTCAAGGTACGCAAGGCGTACAAGGCATCTCTGTCCAAGGAGTTCAAGGGACTCAAGGGACTCAAGGGACCCAAGGCATTCAAGGTAATCAAGGACTGCAGGGTATTCAAGGAAACATTGGAGCTCAAGGAACTACAGGAACCACAGGAGCCCAAGGTATTCAGGGTGTTCAAGGAAACCAAGGCACTACTGGTACACAAGGAAACACTGGCTTACAAGGTATTCAGGGCGTACAAGGTCTACAAGGTTTTAGAGGAATAGTAGTAGCCTCTACAGCTCCTTCAGACACTACTGTTCTTTGGGAAGATACCTCCTCAACTGCTTTTGGCCCAAGTCAAACAGTCCCTCTATATCAATTTCCAGTCAGGTCTGGAAACTATATGACTACCCCTGGGTATGCTGGGTCTGGTCTAACACAGGTATTGAATCAGTTATATTTCTACCCGATTTTTATTACTTCAACCACTACATTTAAAGCTTTAGCTCTTAACTGCAGTACTGCTCAAGCCTCTACCACAGTCCGAATGGGTATCTACAATAACAATGGGGTTGATTCTCCTTCTACCCTAATTTTAGACGCTGGAACCGTAGATACGTCAACTATTGGAAATAAGTCCATTACAATTAGTACTACCCTTACTCCAGGCATTTACTGGCTATGCCATGTTTGGCAAGGGGGGTCTACCTCTCCTACTTTATTTGGCATCTCCTATACTCAAGCCCTTATCACTACCGCTAACCTTTCAAGCCCATCCTATTTAGGTTGGTATCAAACCTCCGTGACTGGAGCTTTACCTTCTACGGTGGGAACATTAACTGGAAACATTAACACTGGGCAAATTGGTGTAGCAAAGTTGCAGGCAAACTAATGATTACATACACACGCTACGGTATAGGAGGCTATGACCCCTCTAAGCCAAATAACAACATAGTTGAAGAGTACGAGATTCCAGATGAGGTGAGTGAGTAATGGCACAGCTTAAATACTACGACTCTGGCGCTGCTGCATGGCTTCCCGCTGTTATGGGGGCTCAAGGAACTACAGGCCCACAAGGCACAACTGGTATTCAAGGAGTCCAAGGCGTACAAGGATTTGGATACGCTCAACTTCAGGGGACTCAAGGTACTACAGGAACGCAAGGCGCTACAGGGACTCAAGGCGCTGTTGGTACTCAAGGTACTACAGGAATCCAAGGCACTACAGGAATTCAAGGAAGTACAGGAACTCAAGGGTTTGTAGGAGCCCAAGGAGCCATTGGCATTCAAGGAGCCCAAGGAACACTTGGCGTCCAAGGCGTTCAAGGTTTACAAGGAGGCACTGGGCTACAAGGTATACAAGGTACAGCTAGCGATAAATACCAAACTACATCAACAACCTCCTTTACATTGAGTAATACTGGCTCAACAACAATCACTGTTGGGGCTAATCTAAATTACTCTGTTGGTCAAAACCTTGTGGTATCTAACTCTATTATCGCCATTCAGTATGGAACAGTAAGCGCTTACAACTCTTCTACCGGCTCACTCACTTTTACTAATGACCGCGCTGTTGGTTCAGGAACATTTGCATCTTGGTCAGTAAATCTTGACGGCGCAGTTGGTATTCAAGGAACGACTGGTACTCAAGGCACAACTGGTTCACAAGGAACTACAGGTATTCAAGGTGTTCAAGGATACACAGGTACTCAAGGTACTACAGGTCCCCAAGGCACTACAGGAACGCAAGGCGCTACAGGGACTCAAGGCGCTGTTGGTACTCAAGGTACTACAGGAATCCAAGGCACTACTGGTATTCAAGGGTCTACTGGTACTCAAGGCACTCAAGGTATCCAAGGAGCGCAGGGAGCTGTCGGCGGAGTAAATCTTTCGTTTGTTTCTTTTACGGGTTCAACTGCTTCGTCTACTAACCAATTTAACTTTAATAACGCCAATCCCTCCTCTGTTACTACTGTTTACATAAACAACGCTGCAGCTTCAGCATTAGCTGTTGGGGACCAGATATTCCTTTCTCTTGGAACTACTTACGCACAGTTTCAAGTTTCAGGTGCAACATCAGTCTACTTTGGCATATACACAATTCCAGTAACTTATCAAGCATCATCTGGGACCTTTACTGCTGGAGTTACATATAGTTTTACTCAATCTAACATTGGAACTCAAGGAGCTACGGGTACTCAAGGTACTCAAGGCATTCAAGGGTCTCAGGGAACTACAGGAATCCAAGGCACTACTGGTATTCAGGGAACACAAGGGTCTGTAGGTATTCAAGGGTCAACAGGCGCTCAAGGAACTACAGGGACTCAAGGGTCTACTGGTACTCAAGGAGCTGCGGGTCTACAAGGCATAACTGGCTCTCAAGGAACAACTGGCACCCAAGGAACTCAGGGCATTCAAGGAGTTCAGGGGATTCAAGGTGTAGTTGGCGCCCAAGGAGTTCAAGGCGTTACAGGTATTCAGGGCGTTCAAGGCACTCAAGGCATTCAAGGTATTCAGGGCATTTCTGTACAAGGTGTTCAAGGAACGCAAGGTGTCCAAGGATACGGATACTCTCAAGCTCAAGGTGTTCAGGGAATTTCTGGTTTGCAAGGTGTTCAGGGGATTTCTGGTTTGCAAGGTGCTGGTGGGGCGCTTGCGTATTATGGCTCGTTCTACGACACTACAAACCAAACTGCGTCGTCTACAACAACCGCTTATGTAGTCAATATCGGTTCGCAGTTTGAGGCTAACGGTGTTGGCTACGATAGCGGAACTAAAATCGTGTTTACCAACGCTGGAACTTACAACCTCCAATACTCAATTCAGTTTACTAATTCTGACGCTAACTCAGATAACGTGGATGTTTGGATACGTAAAAACGGCACAGATGTCGCTGATTCAAACTCTATTTTTAATATCCCTGGCACGTCCCATGGTGGTTCTGGTGCCTTAATCGCAGCGGTTAATTACGTCATCACACTTGCTGCTGGCGACTATATTCAACTAATGTGGGCGGTATCTGCCACAACCATCGAAATCACGACATTTTCAGCTCAAACAGGCCCAACAGTCCCTGTAACACCTGGCGTAATTTTTACTGCCACACAGGTTATGTACACATTACAGGGTACACAAGGTACACAAGGTACGACTGGTACTCAAGGTACTGCTGGCACTAACGGAGCAACTGGCGCCCAAGGTACTACTGGACCGCAAGGTATAACAGGTACTCAAGGAACTTCTGGTACTAACGGAACAAATGGCATTCAAGGCACTACGGGCGCTCAAGGTTCGACAGGCGCTAACGGTTCTAATGGTGCACAAGGAACGATAGGTTCTCAAGGGACAACAGGGCTTCAAGGTCCTACTGGTTTACAGGGCACTAACGGAACTCAAGGTATTCAGGGTATTCAGGGTATTCAGGGTATTACTGGTACTAATGGAGCTCAGGGTACTACAGGTACTACTGGCACAACTGGAGCTCAAGGAACCACAGGAACTCAAGGAACTACTGGCACAACTGGAGCTCAAGGAACCACTGGTACACAGGGAACTACTGGCACTGCTGGAGCACAAGGAACCACAGGAACTCAAGGAACTACTGGCACAACTGGAGCTCAAGGAACCACAGGAACTCAAGGAACTACTGGTGGAATACTTTCTGTAAAACTAGTTAGCGGTTCAAGCTATAGAAGTCTTGGTTCAATTCTCACAGCCACTGTTCCAGCAACTCAGACTTTCTTTACCCCGTTCTTTATTCCAAACTCAGTGACGCTAAATCAGATTGGCGTGATTACTGCCTCAACATTCTCAGGTACAGCCAGCTTTAGACTTGGAATCTACAATGATAACAACGGTGTGCCAGGAACGGTGTTATTGGATTCGGGCACAGTTTCTTGTACTTCTGCTATAACACTCTACAACATAACTATCTCTCAAGCGTTAAGCGTGGGTACAGTTTACTGGTTGGCTGCAAACTGCATAACAGCAGCAACTACCAACACTTTTGCTGGTTTAGGTCTTGCTGCAGCTAACCAAGTCCCAGGGATGCCAGTCGTCTCGACACTTAACTTAAACAACGGAACTTCTTGGGCTTACTCCCAGTCGGTTAACGCCACAAGTGGCTTTTCAACAGCAAGCTCGCTCAGCATAGTTTCTACAAGCATAGTTCCAATCGTTCAGGTAAGGGTACAGTAATGGCTAAAATAATTACTTATGGGTTGGGCGGCTACGATGAGACCAAGCCCAATAACAACATTATTGAAGAGCAAGACGTTCCAGATGAGCCTACGCCTAGCTAATCTTTGTTACTTGTCTATATTGGCTAAGTTTCGTTCACAAGATTGGATGTAATCGTCAGTCATCTTGTACTTTTTAAGAAGATGATTGAATAGATATTTACTTTCTTCGGGACGACCAATCCACCATGCACTTACTGCTTTCTCAAACAGTAAGCAGTACTTACCTTTGTACTCAACATCTGCTGGCAAACCTTTCATCTCTACTAGTCTATGCTCTTCGGCATGTAGGCCCATGACTGCCCAGGAATATGTCTCTTGCCATTGTCCAGCTCTTTCAAAGTATTGGGACATTTTGAAATAGGCTTCAGGACGTTCAGGTAAGACTGTAATTGCCTGGAGTAGGGCGTTTGTGACGCTTTGTTCCCTTCCCTTTTGGTCGTTAAAGCAATGCGCCATTTTTAACAGTGAAGTGTACATAACCTCTTTATCATCTTCGGTTCCGTACTCAACTGCTCTTAAGTAAAACGAAACAGCGGAAGCTGTTTGGTTAATTTTCTCGTACTCTACAGCAGCATCAAAGTTTTTCCTAGAATTAAAAGGGTCCTTTGAGAGTTCTACTATAAGTTCCTCAATTGCCATAGTTCAATGCCTCTTCTACTAGCTCATCAATTATTGCTCCTGGTGTCCTAAGAACAAAAGCAGCGTTATCTTGAAAGCCCCAAGAGATTAGCAAGTCTCCATTGTGGACTGCTGCTCCTACGCAAAACTCAATCAATCCATCTAAGAACTTAAACTGCTTTGATATTCCTATTAGGCTGAAGTTATCATCCCATACTAAGACTCTATGAAAATAATGACCATCTTTCTGGTTCAGGTAGTTCTTAAATAAATGTACATCATGGCTTATTGAGATGTACTTGTCTTTCCAACGGATAAGATGAGAGCTTCCACGTTGGTCTAGTGGAGGTACCAATCCAGGCCTCAAGTCTACCTGAGTGCATTTAGGCGTATCTTTGTTGGCTTTTACAATCTCTACTGGGGAAGCCCATTTAATAAAATGATAAGGCTTATCTAAAATAGGTACCCAGTTTTTCTCACAATAAGAGTCATCTGGAAATGGTGCAGGAATTCGCACTCTTTTTGTTTCAGTAACAGTCCATTTAGCTTTATCAAGAGTCACGTGGGAGTACTCCATACGTCCTACCCCATTATTGGTTGTATCTCGTCGTACTCCTATCAGGAAGTATTGACCTTCCCATTGAACTAAACGGCAGTCTTCCAGTCCTACAAACTCCCAAAGAGGAGTATGTAAATCCAACATCTCCACATGAGAGTAGTCGGTCATAACTAAGTCTTCGTTAAGACGACAAACATAGTTCTCCGTCACTAGTCTTTGGTCTTTTTCTGGATGAAGATACGCCAGTGGTCCCCATCTAGAGGGGAATAGTTGCTTATTCTCTGAGTGATACAGGGAGTAATTGACGTGGCGCAAATTAACCAGGATATCCCCGTCATCATCTATAAATATAGAAGGATTCATAAGCCCTGTTCCAGAGGTTAAACCTTGAGGTATCACTAGAGGGGCCAGTTTTCCGCCTTGTAAAACGGACCGTTGGACTAGGTTCATAGGGGCAACCTATCACAGTTTACTGGTACAGATGGCTTACTAGTCGGGATAATTTCAATACCACTTCTTGAAGGAGTCATCTTTGGCAACCTCTTACCTTATCCTAGGTCAAGCACAAGCAGGAACTTCTGCTACTCTTCTTTACTCTGTGCCGACTTCTACTAGCGCTGTAGTGTCCACTATTGTTATTTGCAACACCACTAATACGGCAGAGACAATCAGCCTCTTTGCTAATAAAGCAGGCACCACCAGTGCTGCTCCTAATGCCCTGATTTACCAGCAAACTATTCCAGCTTACACGACCCAGACTTACACACTAGGTATCACTCTTACAAACACAGGAACTGCGGACACTCTTTACATTCAGAGTAACGCCGCAACTGCTATCACAGTCACAGCATTTGGAAGCCAGATATCCTAATGGCTCAAAATAACCAACCAGGGGCTTACGTTAAGACCGACTCTCAAGCAGGGACTCGGATATTCGTAGGTACTTCCACTCCTTCTTACCCAGTTCCTGGAGACTTGTGGATTGACAACTCCCAAGGAAATAATGCCATCCAGGGAACTCAGGGCGTTCAAGGACCGATGGGAACCACGACTCGCATCGCTGCTATCACCTCCTCTAATGGGTACACAGGAACTTCAGAGGCATCCATCGCCTCTGCAACGATAGCTGCAAATGCAATGGTTGCTGGAACTACGTACCGAGTCTCAGCATGGGGTGTACGAACAGGCACCACTTCTTCGACAGGTATTGGGCGCCTCCGTATTGGTACTACTACCCTATCTGGAAGCATCGCAGCTACTAACACGATTGCAGGCTCTGCAACTGCAAGCACTTTTTATTTTGAAGGTCTAGCCACAATTCTGACAACTGGCTCTTCTGGAACAACTCTTGGAGCGATGCAAAGCACTTATGGCACTACAGTCCTTTTGAACCAAGTAACTTCAACAGTGGCAGTTAACACTACTGTTTCAAATGTGGTCGAGTTTACTTTTCAGGCAGGAACCACAGGAGATACTTGGACTTTCTACAACGTTTTAATCGAGCAATTGTAAAAAGTATTACCCTGTAATTTCTTATTAGAACTGAGAGAATAGATAAATGGCAGTCAAAAGATACGATGGTACCCAGTGGGTGCTCTATGCGGGAGCTGGTGCTCAAGGTATCCAGGGCACCGCAGGACTTGGAACCCAAGGCATTCAAGGAACCCAAGGACTGCAGGGTAATCAGGGAACACTAGGTAGTCAAGGAACTGTAGGTTCTTCTGGGCAATTTCCTGCCAGCACTGTTAGTGGAAACATCTCTCTAGCAGCGTTCAATGCTTACATGGTAGATACCTCTGCAGCTCGTACCTTGACTCTGCCTTCAAGCCCTTCTATTGGAAATGAAATCCACATTTTTGATGCAACAGGTAGTGCCGCTACAAATAACATTACTGTAAACAACAACGGTTCGAGCATAGATGGACAGGCAACCACATTGCTGATTGACAAAAACTACGCAGGCGTAGTCCTAATTTATGTAGGTTCATCCTACGGATGGAGAGTCTCCTAATGTCTATTAGTTACACGTCCTTAACGACTCCAGCGTCAGTACCTAACTGGCAGCTCGTTTCTTCTCAGTCCCCTTCAGGCACCTCTTCTGTTACTTTTTCAAGTCTTAGTGGCTACTCTAAATACCGTCTAATGAGCTCAAATTTAACTATTGCTGTCGGTACTCAAAACATCTTCTTATCTTGTAATGGGGACTTTGGAAGTAATTACTCCAGGGTTGGACTTTCTCCGGCCGTAAGTACACTTGTGGCGGGAACGGGACCTACATCTTCGTTCAACCTTTTTAGTTTAACTACTTCTGTGGCTGAATTGTTTATCATAGATATAGAGGGAGCTTTGCTACTAGCTCCTAAAGTAGTATCTCTAAACTATTGGAGCAGCTCTGCAAACAACGGACTATCTAGTGGTATAGGTATGTACCAAACCACCTCTGCTTTAACCTCACTGACTCTCACTCTAGGTGGCAGTACTTTTAACGGCGGAAGCGTCTATCTTCTAGGAGCTAACTAATGGATACTTTTAACCCTCCTTACAAAGTCGACATCGACGTCAGCACCGGTGTTGAGACTTTCTTTAATGCAGAAGGCGCGGTTGTGGAAAAGGCTGAGGTTGATGCCTATGCAGCAAGCCTTCCTGTAGAAGCTCCAGAGAACTAACTTAGGAGAAGCCCATGCGCGGCAATCAACTTCAAGGGCGGTTTAAAATCGAATACGAGACCAAATCAATGGATGAAGGTATCGTAGAGGATTTGCGCACTCCTGTTGGAACTACAGTCTCCTGGTGGATTTGGGACGAAGCCTACTTCGAGGCTAATCCAACTGAAGTACTAGACGACATCTACGATGTCTCTAACCAAGGTTATGGTCTAGGGCGTAGATGGCAGGACCCCTTTGACTTGCCAGTCATTATGGCTCGTCAAACTCGTGGCTCGTCTTCTCCTAATGAGCGAGGCTTCTACGTTACAGACACTCTTACACTGACCGTAGCTGTTGCGGACATCAATCGTCTTTTGCCAGCGATGATGACTACTCCTGAAGTCCACATTAAGGACCGCATTCTCTTCCAGAATACTGTTTTTTATCCTGGTAGAGTTTTGCCACAAGGAAGGTACGCTGAAAGGTATTCTGTAGTCTCAATGGATTGCTACATGGTTAATCCAGAAGAACTCCAGAACGACCCACAGTTTCAGCAATACGCTAACTAAGGAGCTAGCATGTCATTTGAAGAGGAAATTAACCCCGACCTTTTTGATGAAGACTTTGAACCAGAAGACTCTGAACTTGAAGATATTGACCTTGATATTGAGAGTGAAGATTGGGATGAAGTGGATGAGGACGAATAATGCCTTTTCTCTCTGAAGCGCAGAGAAAATGGATGTGGGTTAACCATCCAGAAATGGCTAGAAAGTGGGATGCTCATACTCCTCCAGGAAAATTACCAGAGAAAGTCAATACTGAGAAAAAAGGAAATAAAAAATGGCAAAGGCAAAACTAGGAACAGGTTCTCGCTTCAAGAAGGTTGAAGAAGAGGCTAAAAAGTCTGGCGCTAAGAATCCTGCTGCTGTTGCAGCTGCTGCTGGCATTAAGAAGTACGGTGTAAAGAAGATGGAAAAGATGGCGCAAGCAGGAAAGAAAAAGAAGTAATGGCTAAGAAAGCAGAGACTCCAGCATTTGTAGAAGCAGGTGGAAAAGGTCACCGAGTGTACAAACGCAAAGATGGAGATGTAATTGTCGACCATGTTGGAAAAAGTAACTCTAAATGGGACAAGATTGATTTAACCGATAAAGCAGGAGTTAAGACTGTTAAGCAAGGAGTGCTTTCAGTAAAGCAATGGCACAAGTCTCATGGAGGACACGGTAAATAACATGACAGCAGCATGGCAGAAAAAAGAAGGACAGAATAAAAAAGGAGGACTCAACGCTAAGGGGCGTGCCTCTTACCACAAAGAGACTGGTGGAACACTGAAGGCCCCCGTTAAGTCAGGCGACAATCCTCGCCGTGCGTCATTCCTAGCACGTATGGGTAATGCCCCTGGACCAGAGCACAAGCCAAACGGCGAGCCAACTCGACTACTCCTATCACTCCAAGCATGGGGTGCATCATCTAAGGCAGACGCTAAGAAAAAAGCTGCTGCCATCTCAAAGAGAAATAAAAAGAGTGGCAAGTAAACCTATCTGGGAAAAGAAAAACCCAAAGAAGAAGTCCACTCCTCTGTCTGACGGACAGAAGGCGTCGGCTAAGGCTCGCGCTGAAAAGGCGGGTCGTCCCTATCCAAATGCTGTCGATAATATTTGGGCAGCAAAAAACTCGAAAGGTAAATAACTATGTGCGTCTCATGTGGATGTGGAAAGAAGAAGGGCGAAGCAGGGTACGGAAAAGGCCCAAAGGCTGGCGCTAAGAAAGCTACTGCTATGCCAAAGGCTGCTATGAAGAAAATGGGCAAAAAGAAGTAAATGGCTGTTAAGCGATTAACTGCTAAAGAAGACGCTAAAGCAGATAAGAAATTCATGAAGGGCATGACCCCAAAGCAAAAGGCCGCTTTTGAAAAGGCCGATAAGAAGATGGATGCTAAGAAGCCATCAGCTAAAGAAGATGCCAAGATGGATAAGGCTCTAGCCGCAAAGATAAAAAAGTCTAAGTAAGTAATAAAGCAATTGGCCCCCCAATTAGGGGGCCTTTTGTTTATACTTATTACATGGGAAAACACATTCATCTTCTTTCTGACATTAACACGGACTCAAGAACTGGAATCTGCTCTAACTGTGGCCCAGTAAAAATAAAAACTAAAGGCGTAAACAGGTGGGGTTGTGCTAAGGCTAAATGGGCGCAACGCAGTCCTTGGCTAAAGCACAGGAAAGAAGTTTGCGAAAGGTGCGGCTTTGTGCCTGAGCATGAATGCCAACTAGATGTAGACCACATAGACGGCAACAAAAACAACAATTCCTTGGATAATCTAAAAACTCTATGTGCAAACTGCCATAGGCTAAAGACGTATCAAAACAAAGACTGGGAAAACAAAGTTATCGAAGTTAACCCTTCCGAAATCCCTTAAGTTCTTTATCATTACCTTAACGGTAACTCGCTGCGAGCCCGTGCAGGACCCACTGCTTGCGATGAAAAGGGGACTTTAATGGCTCATGTACCTTGGTACATCCGCATCACGGAGTTGGACACTCAAACCGAACGCGATGAATTTATGCGCGGTGTGTTTGGGTTTCGTCCAAAAGAAGATAAGAACATCGTCGCAGCTCTCATCGCAGGATATGTTGGTGGAAAAGTTGCGTCGAAAGCGAAAAAGAAGAAGTGAAGCAACTAAGCCAAATTCAAAAAGCCCTTCATAAAGCTACCCAAGAAACTACCCACTACATGACTGCCCATGTGCAGGAAGAAGCTCGTACTGCTGGTTGGCCTGACCACTTAGTGAACAATCTTCGCGTTACCCATGACAATGACGGCTTTAACACAGTCGTCGATGAGTCTCTGCACTCTGAGGCTTTGGATTGGGAGTACGGAACTCCAGGTCGTCAACCTACTGCTGCAATTCGCCGAGTGAATAACCAGATGGGCCAAGCCAATGAATTCCTCCTTGGTCGTCTATCAGAGCATGTAGGTGAGCTATGACATTTCTTCTTTCGGAAGATAAAGCTATTCGTGAACTTCTTTTAGGTATGACTGTAACTGACCAAAAATCAGACTCAACAGGCACAGCTACTCGTAACGTTGGGGTTTTCTTTGGTCAACCTGACCAGGAACTGCGTGAACAAAAGTACCCCTATATCACCATTGACATGATTGATATAAACGAAGACTTCTCTCGTGCGCATCGCGGTTTAGTTAAGCCTATCTATCTTCCTGACCCAGAGACTATGGCGGATAGTGGCGCAACATATAACCCTGACACTAACAGCTGGGAAATTCATTACCCTATCCCCGTCAATATTGACTATCAGATTACAACCTACTCACGTCAGCCACGTCATGACCGTGAGATTCTGGCAACAATACTCTATGCAAAGATTCCTTTTCGATTCGCTGTACTAGAGCCCGACGACAACACAGTGCGTCGCCTTAATCTTCTGGACGTCTCAAAAAGAGACATAACAGAGGCAGGAAAGCGTTTATTCGTAAACGCCTTTACCGTTCGCGTCTCAAGTGAGATTGCTGCGGAAACATACAACGAACTATACAAAGCGCTTGAGGTCAATGTCTCAGGCACAACTGACAATCCAGTTATTGGTCGTGGAACGTTCACGCCAGTCTCGTTCACTATTTCGGAATAACACGGCACCTACCTACAATCTAAGGAGAAACAATGTCATACGCACGTCCTGGCGTTTACTTAAGTGAGCGCTTACTGCCACCTTCACTACCACAAGGTGGAACAGCGAATGCTGCTGGTGCTGTTGTCGCCCCATTCCAGGGTGGACCAGAAGCAGTAACCCTAGTCACCTCATGGTATCAATTCACTCAAATCTTCGGTGGATACAATGCCTCATTCCCAGCCACTTTTGAAGTTGGCGCATTCTTCCAAAATGGTGGACGCGAGCTCTATGTAAAGCGTCTTCTTCATTACGATTCAACCCACTCACCTTCTGCTGCGACTGTTTCTCTTGTAACGTCTTCAAGCGCAGTAGTGGCTACAGTCACTGCTCTTAACGCAGGTGCAGACGGAAATAACCTTCGGGTAACTTCTGAAGCTGGAACTGTCTCTGGAACTTACATACTGACTGTCTATCGTGAGGGTGTTGCTGGAACTTCGTCAGATGTCAGTAACGATATTCTTCTTGAGCGTTATGAGAATCTTGTTTTCTCAGACTCGACCTCAACAAGCTACGGAGTTTCAGTAGTTAACTCTTTGTCTTCTTACATCAAGTTGACAATTGGAGCTTCACCTTCAGGTGCAATCACTCCTGCAGTCTACCCACTCACAGGTGGTAACGATGGGCTCACAGTTACTTGCGCAGACTACATCAACTACAAGGCTGACGATGTTAGCCCGTTTGATGAGCTGAACGCAACAAACCGTGCGCTTGTTCTTTTCATTCCAGGACTTTGGTCTTTGCCAACAGGTATCGATACTGATGGAACAACTACTCTTGCTCAGACAGATGTGCTCTTAGCTGCAAGCTCTTGGGCTTCAGCTAATGGTGGATTCCTAGTTGCAGATGCAGCAACAGGACAGACCGTTACTAATGTTAAGTCCTTGGCTACGACTTTGAGCGGATACAGCACCACCGCTCTCTACTACCCAAATACTTACATTGCAGACCCAGTCGGACGTAGCAGCAGCGCTCTTCGTCTCATCGGTTGCTCTGGTTCGGTTGCTGGGCTTTATCTTGCAACAGATAACCAAACAGGTCCTTTCAAGGCTCCTGCTGGAATCCAAACTGCTCTTAAGGGAGTAGTTGCACTCGAATCAGTTCTTGCTCCAGCAGATTTGGACACATTGAACTCTGGTTCTAACCCTGTAAATGCCATCCGTCAGATTCCTGGTGCTGGCTTTGCAGTCATGGGTGCTCGTACTCTCCTCCAAGATGGTACAGCAAACAAGTACGTAAACATGCGTCGCTCTCTTATCTACATCGAGCGTGAACTCAAGAACTTGACCGAGTTTGCCATCTTTGAAAATAACGACGAAAAGTTGTGGTCAAAGTTGAACACTGTAATTGGTTCGTTTCTCAATGAGTACCGTAACCAAGGCGGTCTTCGTGGAGCTACAGCAGCACAGGCTTACTTTGTACGCTGTGATGCAACCAACAACACATACACAACCATCGCTAATGGTGAAGTACATATTCAAGTCGGTGTAGCTCTTCAGTACCCTGCAGAGTTCGTCGTCATTAACCTTTCTCAGTCAACCCTAAGTTAATCTGAAGGAGATATAACTAATGGCAACAATAACAAACAATCGGTCCAGTCTAATCACTGACCCATTACGTAACTTTAGGTTCCTGGTTACGTTTAAGCCCCTTGCTAACGGGAGTGCTGCTCTAAAGGCTCTCTCTTCAGTTACATTTGGGTTCACCTCTGTATCGGGGCTGTCTGTTACAACAGCTTCAATCCCTTACCGTGAAGGCGGATACAACACCACTGTTCACCAGATTCCTGGGCAAACAACTTTTGCTCCTCTGACTTTGCAACGTGGTGTTCTCTTGGGAAGCCCAGAGAACATGAACTGGATGAAGAACTTGTTCGCAACTGTACAAGGTGGCGGAACAACTCGCGGAGTTTCTGAGAACTTCCGTTGCGATGTTGAAATCCAAGTTCTTGCTCATCCAATCCCAAGCGGTGCAAATGCTGTGGGTGACACTAACAACCCAGCACAAACAGCTTCTGGAAGCGACGTAGTCGCTATGCGTTTTAACGTGTACAACTGCTGGCCTACTTCTGTAGCCTACTCTGACCTCAATGCTGGTGATGACGCTTTGCTCGTTGAGCAAATGGCTCTCGTTCACGAAGGCTTTGACGTTAACTGGGCTTCAGTTGATAACACAGGAACGATAACTTCAGCAGCTATCTTCACAGCGTAATACTTAACTAACAAAGGACTAAAATGACGAAAACAATCAGTGCAGCGGCTAACCCCGCATTGGCAAATGACTTGGCACAAAAAGCGATGCAACCACAGGAGCAAGAGTTTGTTGCTCCTGATATTACGGCTCCTTCAGATACAACGGTTTTCCTTCCTGGCGGTTACATAACAACCGCTGGGGAGGTAATCCGAGAAGCTGAAGTCAGAGAATTAAACGGTAAGGATGAAGAGGCTATTTCAAAAGTAAATAGTTTTGGTAAAGCCCTAATGGTCATCTTGCAACGTGGAACAGTAAGTATTGGAAATGAACTTGTAACTGAGAGTATGTTGGACCAACTGTTAGCAGGTGACCGAGACTCTCTTTTGGTAGGTATTCTGAAAGCTACCTTTGGTTCACACCCAGAAATTGCTTCCTATTGTTCAGGTTGCGAAGACTTCAAGACTATTGCTGTAGACCTAGATACAGATATAAAGTCAAAGGTTTTATCAGACCCTATAAACGACAGAGTGTTTACTGTTTCTGGAAAAGTAGGAGAAATTACTGTGCATCTTCCAACTGGCGTTTCTCAAAAGGAGATGATTGCCAATGCGGATAAGAGCGCTGCAGAATTGAACACTATTCTTCTTGAGACAACTGTTAAGAGGATAAATGATGTCCCTGTCTACAACAAGAACCAGGTGCAGCTCTTAAGTGTCACAGACCGAAGGAAGGTTCTCGATGAGTTAAACAAACGAGTTCCTGGCCCTGTCTTTGAAGACACCACAGTTGAATGCCCTGACTGCGGAAGTGAGGTACACGTTCCCATTAACTTGGGCACGTTATTTCAATTTTAATTTAAGTTCATATCTGGAGATGTTTGCTGAATGGGCAGCTATTTCGGATATGTATAAAGGATTTACTCTCGATGAGATTAAAGAAATGTCAAAGAGAGAACGAACAAACTGGCTAAACCTAGGAAAGGCACGTTACGGAAGGACTGGCAATGGCTAACAAGATAGTTGACCAAGTTGTTTCGCTAACTGCTGCCGTTAAAGACCTCAAGAAAGAGATTGATTCGATAGGTCCTGCCCTACAGAAAGTTAGTTCAGAAGCAGCAGGTAGTTTTAGAGATGTCTCTAAAGCAATAAGGCCAAGTAGTGGTACAAACAATAACGGTTATGGTCCAGGACAACCTACTTTAGGGACTGACCATGCCACATTTGGTATGCCCTCACTTGGTGGTGGCAATGTTATGCCATGGATGCAATCTAGCCGTGGCCTTATGGGTCTTCAAATTGGAGCTTCGGCTCTAAGTGGAGCTCTTGGAGTAGCTGGCGGAGTTATGGCAATGGCCCCAAGTCTTGGGGATGTTGTGTCTAACGCTGCTGGGTATTACGGTGCATCAATTTTTGGCAACATTAGTCGTCAAGCTCTTTCCAGCATGACCCGACAAAACATGGGCATGGGAATGTCTAGCCCCCTTAGTGGCGCTCAAACTGCCGCTGTTCTCGTCAATGGAATGTACTTCACTCCAGGTACCTCTGCCTACAGGCAGGCACTGCAAGAAGTAGGTGGTGCCGCTCTAACTATGAACATGAGCAACACCTCAGCTGCTGCAGCTATTGGAGGACTGTATTCAGGTTCTATGGGTGCAAGTATGGCTAGCATAGGAATTAGAAACCTAGACGCAAATGGTAACCCGCTACCTCAAGTAGATATTGCAAAACAGCTCTATAACCGTTTAATGCCTAACGCTAATGGGATGTCCTTAATAAACGGAAAAAGAATTACTCAAGCAAGTGTTAACCAAAATTTTCAGCAAGTGTTGGCATCCCAACTATCCCAAATGGGTTATTCTGCAGACGAAATTGCTATGTTCCAATATCAGTTCGGGCAATTTGCTCAAGGTAAAAGCGGAAATTTAGCTGGAGCAAAAGCAAATCCTGCTAACCCACTAAACGCTCAATACCAAATGAATGCCTCTCAAGCACAGTTGATGCAGACCTATGAGCAACCTATGCTTGACGGGTTCCAAAAAGCTGCGGATTTAATCACTAATGTTGTAAACCCTGCACTTGCAAAGTTCGCTGGAACTTTGGGAAGCGCTAAAGGGTTCCTACAAGGAACTGGAACTGCTGGAGCAGGTGCTGCAGGAGTAGTAGGTAGCGTAGTTGGTGCTGGCACAGACATTTTGAAGACTCTTCTTATAGGTAAAGCATTAGGAGGAGGAGGGATTTCTGTAAAGGGAGGAGGAGCTTCCCTTCTAAAGGGAGGTGCTATCGCTATTGGTGGAAACATCCTAGGTAACCTAATCCAAGGAAATTCTTCAAAAGGAAGTCTTAGGTCAAGAGCAGGCGCTATGACAAAAGATGCTGCTACAGGATTTGCCTTGGGCACATTTTTAGACCCATTTACATTTGGATTTGGTAATGAAATTGGTGCAGGGCTTGGTGCCCTATGGGGAGCAGCACATGGAGGAGGAAGCTCAGGCTTTGGTGCTTCTTTTGGAGCTAACGGAGGTGGAGGAGCACAATCTCCTATTTCTGGAATGTCCCCAACAACTTCCTACGGGGCAGTTGACCCAAGCATGTGGAATGGAGCCACAAATTCTCACACAGGTCAAGACTATGCGGTTCCTGTAGGAACTCCTGTAAAAGCTGCTGCAGACGGTATTGTTTTTGATGATGCTCCTGGATTTGAGTTTGGAACGTATGTACAGATTGACCATATGAATGGTTATCAAACTCTTTATGGGCATTTAAGTAGCAAGTCAGTGAAGGTTGGAGACCATGTTAAAGCTGGCCAAGTAATTGGAAAGTCTGGTCAATCAGGTAACGTCACTGGTCCTCACCTTCACTTTGAAGTTCGTAAAGGACACAATAATCCTGTAGACCCTTCCTCCTTTTTAGACAACCCATTCACAAGTAGCCTAAATACTGCCTACGCAGGAGTCCCAACGGTTGGAGCTGGTCAGCAATTAGTTTCTGGAAAAGTCTCATCAGCCTCTGGAGTTATATTAGGTACAGGAAGTCAAAAGTCTTGGGCTAAAGATTTCTTGAAAGGACTTGGTGCCCCCACTACTGCTACTAACGTAAAGGCAATGACTACTTGGATGGCTTGGGAGGGAGGTCAATGGAATAACTCCGCTCACTACAACCCATTGAACACTACTTTAGGTGCAGCTGGAGCATCTAATATGAACTCAGCTGGAGTTAAATCCTATCCTTCTTATCAGGAAGGTTTGCAGGCAAATATATCTACGTTGAAGGAAAATCAAAGAGGGTATGCTGCAATTAGAGCAGCATTGATGCAAGGGAATAACTTTCAAGGAGTAGTAAACGCCATTGATGCTTCTGCTTGGGGTACTCACATCCCTCATGGAGGAGGAAGTTCAGGCTTCGGTGCTTCAATGCCTAGTCAGTATGCTGGAGCGAACACCACTAATAACGTAACTATAAATCTCAGTTTAACTGGGGTCTCAGAATCAGACGCCAAAGCATTTGCGCAACAAGTAAAAGCACTTTTACAAAATGACGCTCGTATATCAACAGTAGGGAGTAGATAATGGCTAGTCCAACTAGTGGCTCACGCCCAACTGCATGGCAAACGTATCTCCAAAATAACCAAAACCAAAAGACTGTATCCTCTATCGAAGACACAAGGGCAAGAGAAGCTGCTATACAGAAGCAGTACACAACAGCAAGTGCTGCAGTAAGTTCTGCTCAAAAAGCAGTGGATGATGCAAAGACGCATGTAGAAGGTTCATTTGCTGCAAGAGAGGCTGCTGCTGCTGCTTATAATGCTTCCCCTACTGAGCTAAACTACGGCGTACTTCAAGGAGCTATATCTACGCTTGAAACAGACCAAAATGTGTTGAACTCAGCGAACACAGCTTTGGAAAAAGCTAAAACAGCACTTATCAGTGCAACCACTGCTAGGACTAAGCTGATAAGCAATGGTACTACGAAACCAAAAAGTACTACTAGTACCTCTCAAACAACTTCGACTTCCACTTCGACTTCCACCACAAAGCCTAAAGCTAATAACCCAATAATGTATAACATTCCTATGGTTCGTGAAGCATACTTAGGTTCTTCAGGACCACAGGCGGACTCTATGGCAGATAGCAGTAATCTAAAGAATACCTTTAGTAAAGGCAGAATCATAGGAAGTACTTTGTTTCCAAGCTTAGAGTCTTCGGTTCAAGTACCTGCAGGAAAGACTGCAGACAATAACATCTATGGGTTTAAGTTCTTGTACAACCCACCTAGCGTAGATATGAGCTGGGGAACTCTTGGGAATGTTAGCCCATATTTTCTATCTAGTGGAGACAGTCAATCTTTAATGACTGGTCTTCAATCAACTGTTGACTTTACACTATTTCTGAACCGTTCTTTAGATATGAATTTTGTAGATGAGAATGGGTTTGCTTACCCAAATACAGCCAGTAACGGTGCCTTAGTAAGCTCCGCTAACATACGGGAAAACAGAGTTGGAGCCTCCGTTTACAAAAACCCATGGCCTACATCAAGTCTGCCTTCAAACGAAGAATTAAAGCAAATTTATCACAGAGGAACAATGTACGACCTTGAGTACTTATTTAAAGTAACTGGAGGAAAGTACGTTACACATAACTCTCCTCTGATGGGTATACCCACAGCTGACGTTGGTTGGATAAACCCAATTCCTGTGGAGCTATATCTTGGTAATGGATTGCACTATTTAGTACAAGTAGTTCAGTTAGATGTAACACACACTATGTTTAACGAAAGAATGGTACCTGTAATGTCTCAAGTAAGTATAACTTGTAGAAGGTACTACGACTCTGTCAGCCCTGCTACAGGGACTACTTCTAGTACGAATTTGTTTGGAAACTCATGATTTACTTAGATAGCCGATATGCTTCAGGAACTTTGTTTTCTGCATGGGATTCACGAAAATCTCAGTACAACTTAACTGTATTTAGAAACTTCCCTTCTTATCAGCAGACGTTTGACCATTATCAATGGACAGCTGTAGACCGACTTGACTTGTTGGCTAACAAGTTTTTAGGTAACTCTAACTTGTGGTGGATGATTATGGACATCAACCCTGAAATTGTTGACCCATCCGATATACCTGTTGGAACAGTCATTAGGATTCCTCGTGCTTGACCCAGAGAGACAGCATAGGTATGAGAGTAGTTACTCTGTATCCTTTCCTACCATCCCTTCCTTCACCGATAAACCAAGGGAAATCACAGTTTATCAAGGTATGGGTAAGCACGACATTGTTGAAATGTACTACAGCCAATACACGCCTACTCTTGTAAAGCTACTGCAAACAGGAACCCCTATACAAGTTACTTACAATAACCAAAAATACAAAGAAACTTTTGTGGGCTATGTAACTACTGTTTCATATCCAGTTAAACAAGCTATAAACAAGGGTATAACTATAAAAAGTGTTGGGGCTTCTTATCCTTTAAAAGATAGGCCTTCTAAAATTTGGAAAGACAAAACAATTCCAGAGGTAGCAATTGATGTTGCTAAAACGTTTGGCTTAACTCCAATAGTTACGACTCATCCAGTTAAAGTGGCGCAGCAATCTCTTGCAGGTCATTCTTATTGGGAAAAACTTCAGGAAAATGCTCACAGATTGGGTTGGGCTTGTCACATGAAAGGAGTGGAACTTCACTTCCACCCTATTGATGTGATGGTTGATAAGTTTATGACTTCAGTGCCAGTTCTGTCATTCGCAGATACTTACATGGGTTTTAATGCCAATGTATTAGACCATACCTTGGATTATTTTGAGCCACTCATAGACGACTTCTATGAAGAGGCTGGTTACGGGAGAACTAACAAGACATCTTACGGAGTTAACCCAATATCTTCAGAGGTGTACACGACTACTTCTTCCCCAAATACTGTAGGAAAGAATTTGCGCCAAACAACTAAGGACCCTTTGTTCTCCTCAGTAGAGACCAACGTTGTTTCTGATAACCAGTCTTTGTCTCAAGCGAGAGTAGATGGTAAAGCCCAGCTTTCTCGTCTTTCTATTCCTGCAAAAGGATTAGCACAAGGAGACCCAAGAATTGCTCCTTGGAGAACTGTCCAGGTCAAGAACACTTCAGACAGTACAGATGGATACTGGGTTGTGGAATCTGCGGTACACACTCTCCATATTGATGGTCGATATAAGACTGAGTTTAAGTGCCTTACCGATGGGCTAAACCAGAACCTTACAAGTGCAACTAGACCCTCTATCTCTTCCGGAATTCCAACAGTAAATATCCAAAGTGCTTTGAGTACATCTGGGACTACCGCAGTAGTTTCCCCTACACTAGTTTCAACAACAAACGTTGTAAACCAAAGCAAAACTGGGTTTAGTTTAACCCCTAATAGATGGGTAGGTAGATAACTATGGCTAACGAAGTCGCAGTAAGTCTTCCATTTTCTATAGACAGCTACGGCAAAGTAGCTGAAGCAACGACTCAATCTGATATTTGGGCAGGACGAGTCCTATCTGTAATAGGTACTTCTCTTAGGGAAAGAGTTTTGCGCCCAACTTTTGGGACACTTATTCCTTATTTTCTTTTTGAAACAACAGATAGTGCCATCGAAGAAATAACTTCCGAAGTAACGAAAGCCTTTGCTACTCAACTATCTCTTCTGACTTTAGTACGAGTAGACATAACCATAGACAACTACTCTCAGGATACTTACACAGACAGTACCTCAGACCAACTTAAAGTTTCTATACAGTATTCACTGCCAAATAATGACCAACAGACTACAGTTGTTGGCTTTGTAATTGTAAATCAAAATAATCCAATCTATGAGGAGTTAGCATGACCGTAACGCCACCTTCAAGTATCCCTATCTCAGTTGATTACACAGGTCGTGACTTCTACTCTCTGCGCACCGCTTTAATTGCGCGTATCCAAGACCGTATCCCTAACTGGACTGCCTCTGACCCTGCAGATTTTGGCGTAGCTTTTGTTGAGGCCATGTCTTACATGGGAGACTTAATCTCTTACTACATTGACCGAGCAGCAAATGAAACCTCTATTACGACTGCGACTCAACGAAATAGCGTAATAAATATCGCTCAATCCTATGGCTATATTCCAACAGGATATAGAGCTGCTTTTACTACTCTTACTTTTACTAACAGTTCCTCAACGGACATCACTATTCCTACTGGAACAGTTGTAGCAGGTAGCGTTAACCAAAATGACTCTGTATACACGGTTTACTTCACAACTGCTGCAGACACCTATGTAGGAGGAACTGCCTCTGTAGTACCTGGCCCTTATACAGTAATTGCAAATGAAGGTCGTTCTATAAGCCGTATCTCCACTAACTTGGACCCAACTTATCCACAATATGGAGAACAAATTGGACTATCAAATCAAACTCCATACCAGACGTTTACATTAAGCCAGACTCCAGTAGTAGACAACTCTGTTGTGGTCTATGTACAGGACGGAATTTCTTACACTGGTTGGACTCAAGTACAGCATTTGATTGACTACGGTCCTAGTGATTTGGTTTACACTGTTTCAAGTGATGAGAACAACGTCGTATCTGTCCAATTTGGGGATGGAATCAACGGTGCAATCCCAGTAAACAACTGTGTAGTACGAGCTCAATACACAGTTGGTGGCGGAAGCATCGGTAATGTACCAGTGGGTACCTTAACCACTTTTTCTTATGTCCCTGGGATAAGCGACTTGACTCCTTTTGGCAGTGTCTACACAGTAAACAACACAGCTGTGGGACTTTCTGGCGATGACCCAGAGAGCACCGATAACATCCGCTATGCTGCTCCAGCTTCTCTTACTACAGGTAACCGAGCTGTGACTTTACAGGACTACTCCAACCTAGCGCTAACAGTTAGTAACGTCGGAAAAGCAAATGCGACTGCTTCTAACTGGACTTCTGTAACTTTGTATTTAGCACCTATCCGTAATACCAATGATTCAGATTTGCAACCTGGGTTAGATTCTAGTGGTAACCCTACCGTGGAGTTTACAAACCTTAGTTCTTCTGTTCAGGCCTTTTTGTCGGATAAAATTTTGCTTGGAACAACAGTCAGCATACAGCATCCTACTTACACAGACATTTACCTTTCAATTACGTATGTACGGTTACCGCAATACACTCAAGCTCAAACAGACCTAAATGTTACAACAGCTCTGCTCACAGCTTTTGGGTACAACGGAATGAACTTTCAAGACACTATTTATCCGCAAGATATTGAGTTTGTTTTGAATCAAACCACAGGTGTTAAAACCGCAAAAGTAACCGCTCTATTTACAGGTGGAGGTAGCGGACTAAACACTTTGACTGGAACTGCAGGACAAATTTTCAGACTTCAACAGGCGAATATTAGTCTAACTTCCTCATGATAGAGCAAGACCATATCAACAGGTACTACGGGATATACAGAGCTGTAGTCAGTGCATCGAATGACCCCACAGGTCAACGACGTCTTAAGTTAGTTGTACCTCAAATTCATGGAAATGAAGTAACTGCGTGGGCTTGGCCTATTCAACCTTCCAACATGACTATCGAGGTGCCCACTGTTGGGCAAGGTATTTGGGCTATGTTTGTTGGAGGAGACCCTGAATTCCCAGTCTGGTTTGGGGAGTTCGGTACGCACAAGGGTTCCAATAAAAAAGTCATTGTAAAACCACTGCCTAACTCAACCTCATTAGTAGGTACTTCAAACCAAGTAATAACTACTACAGAAGTAGATGGAAGTACTGAAATAGATTTAACTAACAGCCTTGTGGCTATGGCTAAAACTGGTCTCTATAAATCATCTACAACCCCTACTCATCCGACTTCAACAGGTACACCGAACACGTATGCCTATGACGGCACTCACTTCTACGTCTGCATTGCAGCAAACACATGGATTCGCATTAACGCCGACACTTCTTGGTCATAGTTCAGCAAGTAATTACATAACAAAAGCCCGAAAATAAGGTGTCAGGAAAGGAAATGCTATGACAGCCCAATATCCAAATGCGGTAAGAAGTTTTACTACAAAGGTCGACTTCACTGACGTCATTTACGCGGACCACGTTAACAGCCTTCAGGATGAAGTCAACTCCTTGGAGACAAATGTGGGTACAACCATCACTGCTAGCTCTGGGTGGATTGGTACTTTCGATACAGTCACCTCTAACTGGAACACTTTGAGGGACCGAATTTCTAACATCGAATACGGTCTTTATGCTGTATACACAGGCACAGGTGGCGGAACAAGTGTCAACATTTTTAACCCATTCCTTCTTGCTGGCTGCTAAGGGAGTCTAATTCGTGGCAAAATACGGCTCAGTCATTTATGGAGGCTCCGTCTATGGAGTAGCTCCTAGAATCGAGTACTCAGTAGAGCCTATGACTATTGAAGTCATAAACTTCACTGAGGTTTATTTAACATGGCAACCTCCTACTGGAACTTTTAGCCAGATTCGTCTTGTAAGAAATCAAGTTGGGTTTCCAGAAACAGAAGAAGATGGAGTAATTGTTTGGCAGCAAACTCTTACGCCAGTCCAAATTGCTGAGGGTGTAACAGCCATAGATGTTTCTACCGTCTCATACAGAGACGGAGAAGATAATGAAACCACAGTTCAAGCAATAAAACCAGGTGGTCAGGTCTACTACACGATTTTCCTTTTCACGGCTGACAAAGTTTGGGTGAAAGCGGGCTCAATCTCTGACATCGTACCTGGTGACCACAACAGTCTCTCTAAAGCAATGGACTTCTTACCTAAAATCTACACAAGCGCAGACCAGAGTCCTATGTCTGAAGTAGACACTTCTTCATCTCTATATGGTTTCATGGGAGGTATTGGGTTTACTTACGACGAGATGCTTACATACACTGATTTGATACAGCCTTCTCACTCTGCATTGCAGACTCCGATAGAACTTATCCCTATGCAAACTTTAGGTTTAGGTCTAGCACCTGAGCCTGGGATTCCTGTTAAAAACCAAAAAAAGCTAGTTAGAGAAGCGTATTACATGTACTCGCGTAAGGGTACGCACACAGCTGTTCAAACATATGTTGAAGCTCTTACAAATTACCCTGCAACAATAACGACTTCCCAAAATCTGCTTTTGAGTGTTCAAGACTCTACGTTCTATAACTCGGTAGGTAACTGGACAGCGACAAACGGGATTCTTACTGCGTCTACGGACCAAGTCCCCTCAACATCAGTCACCACAACAATAAATGGAATAACTATAAATCCAGTAATTGACACAACTTACTCCTGCAAAGTTGTAGCTAGTGCCTCTGGTTCTATGAAGTTAGGATTGACTAACCCGATAACTACAGGTGCACCAGTTACGCCAGGTACTACTTACACTCTGTCTGCACAAGTGAAGTCCCCTACAAGTGCTGGAACGATTACTCCTGCTATTTACTTTTATGATTTAACAGGAACACTAATTGGCTCTGCTCATTCAGGTACAGCGCATTCTGCAACTTCTTCTTGGAGTGTAGCTTCAGTCACTGCTACTTCCCCATCTTCAGCTTACTCGTCAATTGCAACGTTAGGAACAATTACTCCAGGCACTGGCTACACCAACGGAACTTACACAGGAGTTACTCTAACTACGCTTTCAGGAACTGCACCTTCAGTCTCACCTATAGCAACGATAGTAGTTTCTGGTAACCAGGTAGCTAGTGTTACTTTGACAGCTAATGGAGCAGGAGTAGACACAACCACTGTACTGACTGCTCCTGCATCCTCCATAGGCGGAACTGGTTCAGGATTCTCCGTACCAGTAGTCTCGATTACTTCC